CTATTCCCATTTGTTGTCAGTTAGGTTATATACCCCTCGTGGGAAGTATCTCATTTCAGGGCGTTCATCATATTCAAAAGCCCACTCTAAACCAAAGTACTCAACCATTACATCTCTTGGATTTTTGGCCGTTATCTTAATCACACAATCACGGTCTAAGGTTTGTCCATTAAAGCGATATACGTGTGATTGTCCAAGGGTAAAATAACTTGTTTTCATGCTTATAGGCTTTTAAAATCTACTTGTTTAGGACTTTCTGAAGGTGCAGGGGCAGGAGCTACTGGCTCTTCTTGACTTGCTACCTCGGTAGGTTCACTTTGCTCAATGATAACAGCATCTGTAACCTCACGCCCTCTATTCTCACTGATACCTTGTTCTTCTGAAGTGTACATTGCTCCAAGTTGTACAGGAAATGCTTCACGTAATGCTTGCACTTTGGCTACTTTGGCAATCATTGTCGCTTTTTTGTCATTCCAATTGCTCTGTTTTTTATCATATTCAGCGGTGGTTACTTTTGCAACAAATGGCTTAATTCTGTCCTTACGATATACTTTTGCCCATGCCCCTAATATCTCATCTGATTGTAAGTAGAAATTTCCCTCTACTTCCATCAGTTCTCCATTTCTCATTAAGATAAGCCCCGCTTCTAATCCTGCATAGGACTCATTAGCTTCGGCTCTTTTCATTAATGCCTCTTTGCTGACAATCATCTGAGCAGGAGTATTGCCAAATTTGATAAGGTAGGCCTCATTAAGAAAAGGATTTAGTTTATTAAACTTACAGACACTCATAAACTGCATAAGATCTTGGTCTGTTACTGCTCCGTTACCCTTGGTTAGGTAATCTCGGATAATTTGGTAAGATAGTCTTACATTTTCACCCGCTACCTCATACTCTATAACGGGATTTTTTGCGTTAGTTACTGCTGTACTCATTTTGAATTGTATTTAATGTTATTAATATCTAAGAATTGGCGCAATGCTCTAAGTTGTGCCCTTGTACCTATTAGTTCAAGTGTAACATGTATTATTTCTTCTTGAGGAGCTGGAGCAGGGACTTCTTGAGGTGGTGCAGGTGCTTCTTGAATTGCTGGAGGTGGTACTTCTTCAGGTGCTTGTAGCGGTGCTACTTCTTTTGCCCTTGCCTCGGCTGCTAACCTTGCTTGCTCTGCTGCTGCTCGTTGCGCCTCGATACGCTGTAATTCAGCCTCTCTTTGCTGCTTGCGATACTTTGCGTTGTTAATAGACCTCATTACATCAAGTGTTTGCTTGTAATCAGCGAGGATCTCCGCTTTATATTCGTCGGGGTCTGTTAGGCTTTCAATAAATTCAAGACTCTTAACCACATTGTCAATATTGGTATTTACGATGTCCTTCAAGCTCTTATCACTATCATTTAATCTTATATTCAAGCAAAGCCTTTCAAAAGGGAGGAAGTCAATATTGTTATCTTGGCATAACTCTGTAAAATAAGCCCTGATACGTGCTTCTTTGTCTGCTTTTAGGCGCTTGTCAAACTCATCAATTTTCACCTTAAGAATGCTATCGGCTTTTTCATATTTCACCTTGATAAAAGAGTTGTACGCCTTCTCAAAAGCCTCATAAGGTGCTACTACTTGCTCTTTGATACGTTTGCGCTGCTCTTCAAAGTCTTTCAACTCTTTATTGAGCATTGCCCTTGTGTCCTTAACAGCTTTCTTTGTGTCCTCTGTTACGAGTTGCTTGTCTAAATCAAGCGCTGCGATACGCTTATCAATTTCTTGCCCTACGCTCTCTAATCGTTCATAGACGATCACGGGGAGTTGTTGTACTGTGATTAAATTCTCATTCATTTTGATATAATTTTGATTGTTATTCTTCGTATTGGCTTAGTCTCTGCTTGTACTCATAAGCTATATTTTGCCTTGCTACATCTATATAGTTGATATAGTCGTTGATGTGTACTTCACGGGTTACTTTTAAATCTTTAAGAGGAAAGGCTAAAAAACCTATCACCCTATCGCTGTCAGCCCCAAAGCCCCATATAAATCGTTCATCTATTCTGTCAATCTGGACAAGCCAATCGCCTATTTCATAGCATTTGCCTTTTTCTACTGCTGTTTTCATATTACCATGTTTTAGAAGTTGCATAATCAGGGTATATATCAGTTTCTTTATACTGAAATTCTTCATTTGCTCGATTGGTGAGTACTGTTGTTAATATGCTTTCTTGCATTTCAGTAGCCTTAACCTCTTGGAAGTTGATGTATATATGCTGTATCTCTACACTGTGGCTACTTTCATTATTGTTGCCCTCGCAATGAGTGGTTACATCGTAATAGATAGCGCAATACCAATCATCTGGGTAATCGTCTTCTGTGATAAACTCACAGCTGAAAGACCTATTACTATCTTCTCGCAAGTCCAATAAATCGCTGTAATAATAGCATTGCTTGCGCTCTTCGTTGAGTACTCGTTCAAACTCGGTATTTGTCATTGTTCTCATCGTAGTATGTATCTAAGTTGTGTTTCTCTAAGGAGTTTTTCAAAAGCCAATTTATCGGCTTGGGAGATAAAGCAGTCATTATATTGCTCTTTCTGCTCGTAGTTTAACTCACTGTAACGTTTGTTTTTATAGCACAAATAGCCGTCAATCACCTGTAGTTGTTGGTCTTGCACTTTTTTTGGCTTTTGCTTGCAAGAAAATAATTTTTGTAGTAATTTTGCCATGTTAAAAATTTTGTTTGTTATACATACGCCTCGCCTGCCAGCGGGGCTTTTTTTATTAATACTATATAGTACTCACCTTTATCTGTGCGTATCTGTATTTTGCCATTTACTAATAGCTGCTGTACAGCGTCTATATAAGTACGAGGATACATATACTTCTTTCCAATCATAAAGAATTTGACTAACCCTAAATCTCTAAGCTGCTGCATTATATCGTACCTCTTAGGTAAGCCCAAGGCTACACAAAATTGATCGCCTGTAACATTTAATGGTTCTATTACTCGTGTCATAGCTTATTTGTTAAATCTTTTTCGTCAATTCCAAATTCTTTATAAACAGGTACAAGTGTTATGTTTAGTAGCTTGTTACTACACCTCTTCGCTAATCCTAATATAGCCGCTTGTTTTATATCCAAAGCCATCGCTAACCTTAAACTAAGCTGATTAGACTTTCTTATAGTATCAGATACACTCTTTGATAAATCCCCAGTGATATTATTTCTGTAATCTTTGGGCTTTTTTTTCACTTTATCTTCTTTTCTCATTGTTATTTACTTTTTTATTATTACTTTTGTAGTGTCAAAAAGAGAGGTGTTTTATATCTCATCTTGACAGTGCAAAGATACAGATTTTTTCTGTATTAAAAACAATTGAGCAGAAAATTTCTGTATTAAATAACGTTAAAGTTTTTAATCGTTTGTTTTTCAAGTAATTATATCAATAATGCTGTCTAAATATATTTGGGATTTATACAAAGAAAGTAAGCAAGGGAGAGAAGTTATTAGTTCCTTTGAATATGATAATATTTTTTGGTGTGATGTAAGGGTTATTAATAAACACAACCCTAACTATGGAAAATGGATTAAAAAGAGGGAATATGAGAGTATAATGATGGAGATAGGAGATAGCGCTTATGATAGAAAAGCAGAGTATGATTTCAAAGATTTTTCGGAAGTACGAGAAGAGTTTGAGAGTTGTTTAGATGAAGGCATTTTTTATTTTAATGACGACGAAAAAGAATACATAATATCTCCTAAAGACTATCAGAGTTTTCTAAATCTACATGTAGTAATGTCTTTCTATTTTTATGCAATAGCTTATGAATATACATTCCCATACCTATTTACATACCGATTTTTTGATTTAAACAAAATTGCTGATACCTTTAACATAGAACTTCCAAAGCTACCTAAGAAAAGCGACTATCGCTCCCGTTGTATGTATTACATTGAGTTTTGTGAGGTGTTTTACAAGTTTAGAATAGAAAACAATCTTACCCCTAATGAATTATGCGCTTTCTTGTACGATTTTGCCCCTAACTATGTAAACAAGGAAAAAACGGAAATATTTAAGCCAACTCAAGCATGGTTCATAGGAGGGCTAATCTCAGAGGAAGAACGATTGGAAGAAGAAAAATTTTGGCAAGCAAATCCTGAAACTAAAAAGGGAGATATTTTAGTACATTATGAAACTTCTCCTATTAGTGCAATTACTCATATATGGAGAGCACAAACAGACGGAGTTGTTGATCCTTTTTTCTATTATTATGCCAATTCTTATATAGGTAATGGAATTGAGATACCATACATAACACTGAAAGAATTAGAATCCGATGAATATTTTTCAAAACACCCTCTAATACGTAAAAAATTCCAAGGAGTAAACGGTTGGGCTATATCTAATGACGATTATTCACATTTATTGCAACTGATAAGAAGTAAAGGATTTGATACAGCTATATTACCAACCTTACAAGCTCCCGAACCACCTCGGGGAATTGAATTACATAATGAGAGAGATGTGGAAGTGAAATTATTAGAATATTATCTAAACCAGATAGGATATTCTGAAAACAAAGATTTCATAAGACAATTGCCAATAAAGGCAGGTAGAGGTAATAGAATATATCCTGATTATGCCTTACATTACGACAATAAAAGAGGATACGAGAAAGCAAAGATACTTATTGAGGCTAAATATCATCTAAAAAATAATAAAGAAATAGAAGACGCATTTAAACAAGCTCGTTCTTATGCTAACTTATTAGAAAGTGAAAAAATTATCCTTTGTGATAAGTATGGTCTAATTATTTATCTGAAGAAAGATTCTTTTGATAGATATAATTATGAAAAAATATATTGGAATGATTTGCAAAATCCTGATGTCTATAACAAGTTTGTCAATATGTTAAAGAAGTGATTTTATAGTAAAAGTATATAACTAACAATCATAATAGATGTTATAGAAGAGTTTTATGTAAAAAAGGTATGAAAAATAATTTATATACAGAAAAAATCTGACTAAAGATGAAAACATATACTCCACCACAAATAATTGAAACATTAGCAGAACATTTTAAAGTTACTGTCTCTGAATTAGCACAAAAAGCAGGATACGAAAGAGCACAGTCTTTCTATGATGTTATAAGTGGAAAGACTAAAAATATAAGCCCCAAAATGGCTGATAAAATAGTTGCTGTCTTTCCTGAAATCAGCAAGGACTGGCTCCTTACTGGCAATGGCTCCATGCTCGTCCCACAGATAGAAGAAGTTGTACCAGAGGAGGAAGAGGAAAGCTACCTAAGAACAGAGCGCAACAAATACGGCTTATCTCTGCAAGACATACACGAACATACTCAAATATCCGTGAAAGACCTGAGCTTATACGATAGTGGAGAAAAGGAAATGCCTAAGAAGGTAAGGCGTATCTTAGAAGGTTTTTTTGAGAGAGTAGAGTTGGAATACGAAAACAGAGATGAAGATGAAGAAAGAGAGCGTACAGAAATCCCTATACTCATTACTAATGAGATGTCTAAAGATGTCCTTGTGCCTTACTATGATGTAGATTTTGCGGGAGGTTGGAACTCTGATGAGTTATTCACTCAGCATAAGCCATCTTTCTTCATCACTATTCCTGATTTCAAGCGTGCAGAATTAGCTTGTAACCTCATCGGAAACTCTATATCGCAACGTATCAAAAGCGGTTCTATCATAGGATTAAGAAAAGTAAATGATTGGCAAACCTATTTTCCTACCAATGAAGTATATGCAGTTGTTATGCAGAATAACCTACGTACTGTTAAATTGGTAAGGAGAGCAAAAGAAAAAGGATTTATCGAGCTTGTTCCCGCTCCATTACCTGAATATAACGACCCTCCTTATCAAACAGAGACAGTGCCTCAGGATTATATAGTAGAGTTTTATCAAGTAGTAGCCACTGCTATCGTGGAGAGGATAGCATATTAATAAACCATATGACTAAATTCTGAAATACACAAAAAAGGCATGGTAAGCCTATTTTAAAAATCCTTGTAAATCACTATAAACCAAATATATATACCATTTATTGCCGACAAGGTAGAAAAGAGGAAATACTAAGATTTCCATATAAATATTTATTTTAAAATATTGATTTTAAAGAGGTTACAAAACAATAAATTTTATCCTTACCGATTACGGCTCAGAAGGTTACAGGTTTGAATCCTGTCGAGGTCACAAAAAACACCCTAGCAAGAGGGTGTTTTTTTTGTTTTTCATACTATTGAATAGGTTTTAGGCCTAATTCTCTTGCTGCTTTAATACCTATAAATTTTTGGTCTTGATCATTTTTTCCACCAAAAACTTTTTCAAGATTACCAGAACCTATTAGGGTTGTTTCTACATATTGAATATCCGCTGAGGAGTTTTGCGTTTTTCCTGTTCTACTGTAAGCTAAGTACATATGTCCTGGTATAGCTACTAAAAAGCAACGGATACCAATTTTCTCTAAAATACTTGCCAGAAGCACACTTCCATCTACACAATTAGCATTTTTTACGGCAAGGGTTTCATTAATAAAGCGTACATTTTGGCTATAAACCTTTGTTGAAGAATTACTTGTATCGGTAATGTTGCTATAATTCATTCCTTTTCGCATTAGTTGTGCTACAATAGCTATCACTTGTAGGTCTGCATAATCAGCTCCTAACTGATAACCTGCCCAGCCTGAACTAAGTTGTACGTTAGGTTTTGCTTTATATGTTTCATTATGCTCTCTTAGGGTTTCACTTAGAAAAGGATCTATAAGCTTACTATCTTCATTTACATAAGAAGCAAAGAAAGCACGAAAATCCAATACTTGATTTCCATTTTTTAGGGCAAACACACATTCACTCACACTTCGGTAAGGTACTTCTACATCGGTATTGGTGACCAACTTACCTTCTCGGTCAAGTAGTTGAAAACTAAAGTGTGTAATTCCAGGATTCTGAAATTTTATAAAGTCATCATACTTCCATAATAAGTTTACAGAAATATTGTTCATTCCTTTTTGGAATTTTTTTTCAATGAGAGTTTCATGAATGAATTTGTCATTTGTTACTCTTATCTTTCCATTGAATTCGACTTCACTTTCTATAGAAAGATTAAAATAGGTGAGGGCATTTTTGTCAACTGTTTTGATCTGAGCCATACTATAGACGGCTGAAGGATAAAGACTTCCATCGAGCACAGGATCAAGCTGCGCGCTCATTGTAGCTTTAAGGTCTGATTTGGCAAGTGTATCTTCACCTTTGGAACAACCTATCAGTGAGAAGGTTGTAGCTACTAATAGTAAAATAATTTTTCTCAT